CCTAAATGCGGACGTTTATCAAACATATTATCTTTTGATCCTGGGGTTTTACGATTATTATAATGTAAGAATACTTGTACACATTCTTTACCTTTAAATTTATTTCGCCAATGTTCTAGCTCACAGCCAGAATAAACTAACATATCTCCTTGTTTTAAATCTACTTTAATACCTTTTTTACCAGTCTCGCCTGATGGCTCTAGATATATAGGCCAATCATCACCGGCAAGATTCATAGTAGTTGATATCTCGCAACTAAATCTATCTTTGTGTCTTTTTAATTCATCACCTTTTTTATAAATTCTTGCATAGGTATAAGCTGGATATAATTTTAATCCTGTAGCTTTTTCCATACCTGGTTGACATTTAAGTAATAAAGTCTCCATAGCCATATTAGCATATTGAGAATAAGTGTTTGGTATCTGTTCATCTTGTCCTTCATAGTACCCTATGATAGTTTCAAATGGTGAAAAGTATCTTGATTGTCTACAAGTATCATAAACTTGTTTTTGCATTAAAAAATAATTTGCAACAAATGCAGCTAAGTCTTTTGATATAGCTTGACGGATAATTGTATACTTTTTCTTTTTAAACATCTTTAGCCATTTCTTTTGGTATAGCTTGTATGTTCCAATGTATAAATCTAAAAGGTTCTATTCCAAAGTCTACACTAAACTCGTGTTCTAAATAACCTGGAAATATAATTAATGTTCCTGGTCTTGGTTTTATATGAAATTGTTCGTGACCTGCCCATACACCTTTTAAGTCTGGTTTCATTTTTAATTTTGTACATCTTGCACCAGTCTTTGGTTCGTGAAACACAGGATAAGAAGTTTTGTCACTACACTTTAAAAAGTAAAAACCGGATACGTGTTGATTCCAATGTATGTGTGCTGAATGATGTCCGCCACCTTTTTTAGCAAACTCTTGTACCCACATCTCACTAAATAGTGTTGTATATTGTTGCATGTCATAACCTTGGTGATCTAAATACTCCCAAGACTTTTGACCAATATAATTTCTAAAATCTAAAAAGTCATTATCCATTGTAAGTGGTGTTGAGTGATATGATTTTCCAAAGTCACCATTTTTTTTTATAAATTCTTTTTCTCTTTTACGAGCATCAGTAATGTATTTGTTACTTGCTTTGTTTAACGATTTAACAAACTCTGGTTTTTCCTCACTCCAAATTATAGTTGGAAAATAATTATTTATGTACATTGTTTAAAACTGAAAACAAACTTGGTTTTTCTTTAACAAGTTGTTCACATAACTCCTTTCTTTTATCTAAATTATTAATACATTCTTGAAATTCTTTTTCAAGGTTTTTTTCATGAAATCTTCCTTCATTTATAAGAGATAATTTATCAGTAGGCGACCAATGCATACCCGCTGAAATTGCTTGAAGACCACCTTTATCTTCAAATCTATAATCATATGTTCTTCTTTCTACAGCGTCTTTAAATCCAATGTGCCCTACGTTTTTTAAATTTATTAATGCAGGTTCCCAATTTTTGTTTAAACAATTTTTCCAATATTCTGTATCATCTCTATGCGATAAAGCATAGTGTAGTCCTACAAATTCAGAAAAATTTTTAAACATATGTTTACATTGAAAATTAAAATTGTCTTTATCCCATTGTGATATTTTATCCCTTTGTAGATTTCTAACTAATTTTATTAAAAATTCGTGAACAGAAAATAAACCATTACTTTCTAATGGTTCTATAAATCCCGCAGACAATCCAATTGCTATTACATTTTTTACCCAAAGCCTGTTGTGAATACCTACCCTCATTTTTATATTTTTAAATTCTAAATTTTCTTGACCAAGATGTTTTTTAAATTCTTTTAATGCGGTTTTATCGTCAACAAATTTACTAGAGTATACATATCCTGTACCTATTCTTGACCACAAAGGTATATTCCAAACCCAACCATTTTCAATGGCTGTGCAATTAGTATAAGGAACTAATTCTTTTTCTTTATTTTTATATTGTATTTTTGTAGCCCAAGCAGAATCATTTGGTAACATGTCGCTGTAAGACTCGAAAGGTTCTTTTAAAGTTTTGTCTAATAATAAAGATTTAAAACCTGTGCAATCAATATATAAATCTGCAGTATATTTATTGTTTAAAGATTTAATTCCATTGTTATCTTGTTCTATTGAAACTACATCTTCAACTATATGTTTTATTTTTTTACAATATTTATCTTTTAACCATAAACCAAATTTAGTGGCATCAAAATGATATGCTCGATCTACTTCTTTTATGTCAAATTTATTTTGATTAACATATGCCATTTGTAATGGATATGTACAATCAGCGTAATCAGAGTAAGGTATTTTGGGATGTAACATTTTTTTAAACCACCAATCATTTGTTCCT